TAGGAGTCAGAGCAAGTAAAAATTTGAATGATTCTATAAATGAATATATATTTGGAGCATCCTTGAATATATTTTGTAAACCTTCTTCCATTTCTTTAAAATTTGGTGTAACAAGTAAAGATAATAATTTACCAAACTTTAATAAGATTTCTTGCCATTCTTGTGGAGAGGTATACAAAAACATTTTGTCATTTTCAATAACTGGAAACCCATACATCAACATCATTGGATATAAATGATAATATAATTCCTGTAATTCAAATTCGGTCAATACCTTTGTAGGCATTTACCAGCTATACTTATTCCCAACATTTTTATACGATTGCACAAAAACTCTTCTCACGAAGATGACGTGTTTTGAAACGTTCCAACTCAACCAGTTTGACAGAATCGGTTACTTGTTGAATCGGTTCATCTTTATTTGTCGCAGATACATCCATCCAGAATGTGCGTGATACAACATTATACCAATATTGAATATGGGGTTCATTTGACATCGGGATATGTATGGAGCCATTTGCTTGAAATACTTGTTGCATGATAATCCACAATACACTATCCTTCAGATATATGTTTAGATACTTATTTTTTCGCAATCATCAATTTCCAACACTGACCTTTCATTCCTTCCAAATGAATGAAAAGCCCCTGTAAAAACTCACACACACCAAGAGGTTCTTTATGAATCCAGTTCTGAATCCCAAACACTTTTCCAATTGTTTCCATTTGTTCCAGACTTAATCTCCATGCCTTTCCTTCCAGAAGTGCCTCTCCCGCTGCCCCCTGCCAGACTTTGTTGCGAACTGGATTCTCAATCGTTTGAATCGCCAATGAACAATCCATCAAAATCACCAATCGCATCATCACTTCTTCCAGATGTTCCCACGCCATTTGGTCAAAACACCGAAGTTCCAATCCATGCGCGCCATGTTTGTTGAAATTGATATCTAACCCGATCTTATCCATTGGCTGATACGCAGTTCGTTCTGCCAACCAATCATACCATGGAAGGTTTCCACGCGGAATTTGAAGAATCTTCCCACGAGGCATTGTATCTGTGTCAAATGTTCCCAGACCAATGTATCGACTCACGGCAACACGTTGCGAACCTTTTGCGAATCGTTCATCCAGCTGTGAAAGTGGATCGCCAGAACCGTAGGTTGCGAGTAAACATGGCTCCAACCATTGAATCAAACGTGCTAAGCGTCGATGACGTTTGACAAATGATCGCCAACAAAGTGGTGTAGCAGTCCATCCGAGTCGCGTGGGAAGCGTCAAATTGATATGAATTGTTCCATTGTTGAACATCGCAAAATGATTCAAATTCGTAATGTGCGCGGCAAATGGTTCATTTCTCGGCGAAGCGACTGTGAAAGGACCGTATGTTCCAAGAATTCCTTGTTTGGGAAGACGATTCAGTTCTGCGACAAATTTATCTTCCGTCGCTCGAAGTTCAGCCAAGACATCTGCCACGCGAGCCTTGTAAAAATCCTGCGTGACAAACTCAATTGTATCCCCATCCCACAAAAACTTGGTTCCAAAATGCTCCGACATCCATTTTGATCGTTCGCACATCCATTCAAACATAGTTTTTCCATTAAATTTGGGATTCGCTTTGGGAATCTTTTCATAGGTTGTTTTGTGTGTTCCAGCAATATCCGTATACATGAATGAATGGCAATTCATGAGGATAGGAACTGTTAGACGATCGCCTCGTTCTTGAAACAATTTGTGTAGAGTTTCCTGGAAGACTTCGGAATCATAGACCGACAAATAATTCACACTGTAACGTTCATGTTTCATTTTGTCAATAAATGTTTGAAAGTCAACTGTCTGTTTCGATTTCAAATATGTTTCATGTTCAATACCCAGACCCCAATAGTAATCAAACTTGCGATAGGCAGATTTGTAGTGACTATGTTTCGGCAAATCACGGTAATGGAACAAGTCCATTTCCAACTCTTTGTATGGATGGTTTTTGAACCATTCATAAAAAGCGTAGCATTCGGGGTAGCTTAGAGTAGTATTTTATTATTTTTTTTATAAAATTCATAAATTGAAGAACTTTAATTAGTTCATAGAACTATACAAATAAATAAATAAACAAGGTTCGCTATACTAGAATGAGTTCCTCCGAGTGCTCTCCCCAACAACAATCATGGTCGCGCCCTCGTATGGATGCCTTTCATATGTTGGATGACATGAGAATTACAAGTTACGCACTTCGGTATTACACAAATCCTCCCGAAGCCAACTGTCCTTCAGTATTCCCTGTTGAACCAACCACCCGTATCCAGAAAAATAATGGTGATTCATGGAAACAAGGACAATGGCGCACAGATGTGGAAACAGACTTGAAAGGAATTAACCGTTTTGGAAGTCGTGTTCGATGCGATTCTGAATTGTATAATCCCGATACAAATCGTATGAATAATACCCCCCAGGAAAATCCCCAAGATGGTTCCTTTCCTCTCAAGTTCAATCGATTGGACAACGCACCATGTACCCTCCGCGCAACTGGCTGGAATCGTTGGCAACCATTGTTCCACGATCCCCAAAAGACATTTGAACAACCCTTTGACTATTTCATTCCCAGTCGTGATTTGGATAAAGAACGTTGTGCCTCTATACCGCGACAACCCAATGCGCCTCAAGTTCCTCCTTATAATCCTATGAATGACCAGACAAAGTATGGCCCCGCCGCGACACCTGGCTCGCAACCTGCTCCGTTTCGTGCGTGAGCTCTTTCATTATTGAAGAATCTCTTTACAAAGATCATGTATCCCTCCTTCAATAATACATTGATTATATAAAATTCGTTGAGAGTCTGTGATAACTGAAGATGTAATATCATGTTCCTTTTTCACACTTGCCACTTGTTGTAATCCACCTCCAATCAGTTTCTCAACCATTTGTCTTGCCACTGCGGTCCCTATACCAAATCCAAACCCTTCTTTGACGATTTGTCCAAAGGATTGTCCTGTGGGAGCAGTTGTCTTAGGAATAACGGGCCCTGTATATTGAAATGAAGTAGGGACATTTGTGCTTGGTTGTTTTGTCTGTTGACGAGGCATATCTTCTTCTCCTATACGCACAAAAATGTTTAGGCTTCAGATGATGTCGCGAAACAATTCCGTTGAATAACTCGTCTCTCTGTTAGAATATGGAGGCCGCAGCCTTAGCAGGATTAGTTGGAATCGGATATGTTGTATCCCGACTCACAGGAGGTCCAAAAGGAAAAAGACACACCAAAGAAGGATTTGATAATCCAAAACCACGAGCAGGTGAATTTCCCACAACAATGAAACCTGGCTCTCAAACAGTCGCTTTAAAATCACCCCCCACATCGGCTCTTGCGCTCACTCCACAAGGCGCTTCCGCTGTTGCCCCCGCCCCAGAATTAGACATGATGTATCAAACACCTAATGGACGAACCTATCCTTCTGAACCAAGTCCCGGACCTTATGGAATGCCCGTTGGATATGCCACACAACGTCCACCACTTGCTCCCCCGAACCCATCCCATCTTCCAGGTCCCAACCCAACTGCGGTGGAGGACTTTACTGCGCAAGTTCAAATGAATCCTGCGGGGTTACAAGCCAATCCAACCTATTTAGAAGACAATACAGTCAGTAGTCTTTCTGGTCTTCCTATAAAGTCTTCTGAATTTACACACAATAACATGGTGCCATTCTACGGAGGTCGTGTCAAACAAAATATGCGCGCGGCAGCCAATAATTCCTTATTGGATACATATACTGGAGCTGGATACACACAAATCGCAAAGAAGGAAGTGGAAACGATGTTTGACTATCAACGTCCTTTCGGTAATCCCTTTGGTTTAGAGAGTAGCACAGATTTCATTGAAAGTCGTATTGAAACTCCTCGTGCTCGTAATGGGGAACGTCCATTTGAACCAACTCGTGTGGGTCCAGGTGTGAATGAAGGATATGGTATGATTGGAACAGGTGGATTTCAACAATTTGAAGTGAATGAAATCATGCGACCCAAGACATCTGATGAACTTCGTGTGGCCAATAATCCCAAGTTGTCTTATTTAACACCTGTAGTTCCTGGTCAACATTTCGTTGCCAATGCTGGAGACAATCCTGGTGAAGTGCGAAAGTATCGTCCAGATCGTTTTTACATTGATGAAACAAATTCACGAGCAGGTGCCGCAGCTCCTGTGGGACTCGTCAAGGAAACCGTTCGTTCCATCCAAGTCATGCCAGAAACAACTCGTTCAGAAACCACCACCGAAGCATTTGGTCCTGCCGCAAGTCAAGACAATCAGAGTAGTTATGTGGTTGGTTCGTATCGAACACCTATGACACAAACATTCGGTGGAGCAGGATTCCGTAATGGAGATATGACATCCTATTACACACCGAATGTGGATTCTGAAGAAGCTGATTATGGTCGTAAGGGGTATGAAAACCGACCCAATGAACGTACTGCGACAAGTGAACGAACCATGGGTTTGAACGTAGCCCCTGCTGATTCTGGTCAAGTGAGTGTTCATTATTTGGATGATGCGCGTCCAACCCGTCGTGCTGAAATGGAAGATGGTGTGTCTGATTTTGGTCCTGGATATATCGCAGGTGGTGCACCCTCTGTGACTGTATGGGATCCCAATGATATTGCGCGAACAACTGTGAAGGAAACCACCATCAAGTGGGATTATCGTGGTGTGGCATCCGCAGCGTCAGCCCCTGCTCGTTTGAAGGTATATGACCCCAAGGATATCGCACGTCCCACACAAAAGGCACAGCTCAGTAACCGACAATATTATGGATCTGGAGCAAATTCATCATGGGGATACATGAATGAAGATTTTGCGTATAATATGCGCACCAATCCAAATAAGGAACAAATTGCCAAAGGTCGTAAACCAATCGCTGGAAATGGTGGTCTCGCAATTTTTGAAGGGGATCCTGGAAAACAAACCGCCAAGCGTTTGACAAGCGATGATATGAATGACAGAACAAATGCCATTAATCGTGTGGTGGAATCTGGACCTGGTGTGGGTGATCTTGGACAAATCAAGTTCCGAGTTCCTCTCCGATTAGATGTTTCTGCCGAACGTAATACAGCGGATATTGTGGAAGCAGTCGATGACAATCCTCTCCAACAAAGTCTTCACCGTATTGCCGCTATTGCCGCTAAACAAGATGCGTTAAACAAGTCACGATTAGGTAAGGCCAATTAATTACGTAGACCCACATAAAAATATACAACCAATACAAACCAATGACTGAACCAGTGCTTGGGTCGTATTATACATTTAAATATATCGGTGGTTGCGTCTATGATCCTGACAAATATAATGAGGAAGGAATGTTTGTTGGTCGACGAGGGTCAAAGAATATCTTTGCGACCATCCTTCCGAATCGCGAGGCGACTAAACAATCTATTCAATCTGTGATGCTCACTTATACAGATTTAGGATTTCAACGTATTCCACATCCAAGTAATAAAGTCATAATGACATCTGAAACATACTATGGGTTAATGGATCATTTAAAATCAAATCGTTTCAAAGACCCGCATGACAATGGACGTGTGTCACCAACTTTACTTATTTCCGCAGATAGTCTTCTTTCATAGGGCTTAAGCCATCCAAACAACACACAAGTAAATGAAACTCGCATGGCTCGTATCTGGGCCTTCTGGGTCAGGAAAATCAACATGGATTCGTAAACGAGCTGAGGAGAGAGGTGCGAGACTTCTCAGACATGCGGTGCGAACGGATCGTAGTCTTCGTCAAGGACGTCAATATCTGTTTAGTCAACATCGTAGCAAGGAACCAACATTGATTTGGCTGGAAGGGGCGGATACTCTTACGACAGATGCCCAGGCATTTTTACGACGAATTTTGGAAACCGCAGCGCCAAATGTTGAATTTGCATTGGAGGTTCGTGATGAAACAACGATGAACCCACCTCTTCTCAGTCGTTGTCAACGAATTGTGATGCCAAATATCAGTTATCGTAAACGTGATGCCATCGCATCATTGGATAGACGTGGATATGCCGATATTCGCAAGGTGCGATCGACGATGGAGCAACGAATGGAACTATGGACTCCTGGGGAGACGATTCAAACAATTTGTGAATCGATTCAGCAAGCACGTTCGCAAGGACTCCTCCCGGAAATCTTGCTACGAAACTTGCTACGAAGCTCGCCACCAGAGGAACAAGTCGACATGTTTTGCCGATTGGGAGATGGAGCGAGTCCATGGCTTCTTTTAACCCATGTCGCACTCAAACGCGTTTCATAAAGAGGTTTTGAAAGGCACATGTTACATAGA